AAGAGGCACAGTTACTGGCATCGCTTATGGTATTCGATTCCCGGCAAGCTGAAGAGCAGGCACTCGACCGTCAGCGAGCCGCCGAAGTCGGCACGCTTCCGCCCGTCGCGAATCCGGAGCGTCGCGAATTCTGTCGGCTGGATCTGCTCGGATTCCTGACCGTGTATTTTCCAGAGACAACCGGACTTAAAGAATTTTCGAGCGAGCAAAAGGGGGCCATCCTCCGGATGCAGATTGCCATCCTTGAAGGTGGCAGCCGGGTACTGAACCTGTTTCCGCGTGGATTCGCAAAAACGACGATCAGCGAGAACGCGGCACTGTGGGCGATTCTGTACGGGCACCGGAAGTTCATCCCGATCATCGGAGCGGATGAAAACGCGGCACGCGATAATATCGAATCGATCAAAACGGAGTTGATGACAAACGATGTCCTGCTCGATGACTTCCCCGAATCGGTCGCGGCAGTCCGGCACTTGGAAAACAAATCACAACGCTGCCGAAGTCAAACGCACAGCGGCCGGTTGACGCATATTCAATGGGGACAGGATACGGTGGTTCTGCCGTCGATCAAGATCGGCGACGAATGGACGGCGTGCAGCGGTTGCATTGTGACCGCTCGCGGACTGACGGGCCGTATTCGCGGCATGGCTCACAAGCGACCGGACGGAACAAAGCAGCGGCCAGACTTCGTAATTATCGACGATCCGCAGACGGACATGTCGGCAATGAGTCCGGCACAATGCACGAAGCGACTGAGCCTAATCCGCAAAGGCGTATTGCGTTTGGGCGGACATCAGGCGGCACTGGCTGCGGTGATGAATGCGACGGTCATCATGGAAGATGACGCGGTCGACCAGTTAGCCGACCACGTCAAACATCCTGAATGGGAAGGGCTGCGGATTCCGATGCTGAAATCGGACGCGACCGCACACGATACGCTATGGCTCGAAGAATACGCGGAGATTCGGAGAACCTACGATCCAGAAGATCCGCACGACCGAAAGCGAGCAATCGCGGACAGCAATAAATTCTACGCGAAGAACCGCACGGCGATGGACAAAGGAGCGGAGGCGACGTGGAACGAATGTTACGGCGACGATGAGTCATCAGCGATTCAGCACGCCTACAATATCCGCATCGATGACGGCGAAGACGTATTCGCCAGCGAGTGTCAGAATCAACCGATACGCATGGGCGACAACTCGGAATTCTTGACAGCCAGCGAAGTCAATCGGGACCGCGTCGGAACGTGGGTGGATTTCCCGGCAGAGGTGACAGCGATTGGGTTTCACATCGACGTGATGAAACGGGCGTTGTATTGGACGGTGATTGGAGTCACTGACGACTTCCGACTGTTCCCAGTGTACGGCACGTATCCAGAGCAGCGGCAGAAGTCGTTCGACTATCGGACAATCAGAAAGTCGATCCAGCAGACACATCGTGGATTGAGTGAGGAGCGGGCCGTACAGAAGGCAATCGAGATGCTGTTGGGTGACTTGTGTAATCGATCATGGAAACGCCAGGACGGCGTGGAATTGGGATTCGATATCGGGCTGGTCGACGGTGGATATCAGATCGGCAGCGTGAAAACGGCGATCCTGAATAGCGGATTCGCACGGCGGGTATTCCCGTTATTCGGGCGTGGCGTCAAAGCTGGAGACGTTCCGATGTTGCAACGGCAGAAAAAGAAAAACGAACTGAGAAGCACGGACGGTGCGATACCGTGGACGCTGGCCGCTGACAAATCAGTCAAGGGAATCCGCACCGCGTTCAATGACACAAACGCAACAAAGACATTCTTACATCGTCGACTGGCGACGGACGCGGGGCGGGGCGGATCATTCGAGCTGCCGAAAGGCGATCACCGGCGATACTGTGAGCATCTATCGTCGTCGGAGTATTCAACCGAAACGAGCGGTCCGCATGGCACCTGTACCGAATGGCGAATGATGCCGGGGCAACCGGACAATCACTGGCTCGACACAACGTGCGGGGCGATCATCGCCGCATCGATCAGCGGGAAGGTGGCGTTTAATAAGGCGGTGCAACCGCAGGCAAAAACAAAACGGCAACGGAAGGTCAGCTACTTATGAGCAAGGCAACGAAAAAGAAGGCAACGCCGAAGAAGGTAGATATTCCGGTGGTCGATGAGGTGCCGGCAGTTTGCCCGCGATGCAGCAAGACCACTAGATCATGTAAAGAGGCGGTGGTAAGGCATCTGGTGGACGGAACGGTTAGCGATATTATCGTTCGTCACATAAACGGAACGTGCAGCGTCACGGATCGACCGTTTAATGTAGTGGCGTGGTCACCAGTGAAATGCAGAGGGTGCGGGCAGCATTACAAAGTGAAAACGCGGCTGTATCAATGAGTCTCGGAATCCGAGAACTGCACCCCGTAAAGTGTAGCGTAGACCAAATGCCGCCCGCAAAATTGCAGGCATGGCAACGCTTGCAACACTCAGAGACCGCAGAGACGCACTTGAAGACGCTATCGCCTCGGGCGTGATGTCAATCACCGTGGACGGGCAGTCAACTTCGTTCGCGTCCATCGCGGACCGGCAGTCGACACTGAACCGCATCAATCGCGAGATTGAACGCTGCACAGGTCAGCCGTCGAAACGGCCACGGGCGGCACAGGTCAACATGGGGAACTTCACTCCATGAACATCCTGACACGCACAGCCAACCGAATGACCGCCGCATTTGCGAGCGGATACGACGCGGTCAAATCCAGCGGCAAACGCAAAGCCGCTTCGTCGGTTCTGAAACATGAAGACCAGAACCTGAAAAACGCGGACCGTCACCGAATGATCGGTGCGACGCGGGACATGGCCCGGAACTTCTCGATTGTCGCGTGGGCGATTCGGAAACACCTGGACTACGTCAGCCTCTTTGACTTCCAGATGCGGACGGAATCCGACGAACTGAATCAGCAGATTGAATCTCTGATGAAGGACTGGCATCGACCGTCACAATGCGACGCTGCCGGCCGTCATTCGTTCAACAAGATGCTGCGAATGGTGGAAAGCCGCCGCACTATCGACGGCGACGTGATGGCGTTGAAGCTCCAGACGGGGCATCTCCAAATCATCGAAGCGGACCGCATCCGGCAGCCAGACAAGATCGAACAGGGCGACCGGTGGTACAACGGAATCCGCGTCAATCGTGCAGGGGCATCTGCCCAGTACGCACTCTGGAACCGCACAGATTCCAGCCAGTTCAAGTTCGCTCGAAACGTGCCGGCACGCCGGATGATTCATCACGGCCATTTCGAGCGATTCGACCAGGTGCGGGGAATCAGTCCGCTAGCCGCTGCTCTCAATTCGTTCCGTGATTGTTACGAATCAATGGATCTTGCACTCGCGAAAATGAAGGTGGAACAATTATTCGCCCTTGTCTTCTACCGTGACGCGGAGGAATCAATCGGCACGGCGACCGGAACCGACGCGAACGGGTACGAGATCGATTTCGGCAAGGGGCCGGTTCAGTTGGATCTGGATCCAGGCGACAAGGCTGAATTCTTAAAGACGGACAATCCGGGCAGCAACACACGCGAGTTCATGCAGACGGTTCTGAGCATCGCAATTAAGTCGCTCGACCTGCCCTACAACTTCGTGGACGAATCTCACACGAACTTTTTCGGCAGCCGTGCCGCGTGGCTCTTGTATGACCGATCCTGCCAGCACAAACGAGCCGACGTTCTGGAATTTCTGCGGAAGGTCACCGTGTGGAAATTGCAGCAATGGATTATCAACGGACAGTTACAACTGCCCGCAGGCCAGACGATCAAAGATCTGCCGTTTGAGTGGGTGCATCGCGGTATGCCGTGGTGGGATCCAGCCAAAGAGATCAACGGGGCTGTCGCCGCAATCAAGGCCGGGCTGGACAATCCGTATCGGATCACGAAAGAGGCGGGGCGAGGCGAGTTTGAGGAAAACGTAGACGCGATTGCGAAGGCGAACGCATACGCGGAGGAACGCGGCGTGACGCTGGAATACGCCATGCAGCCAGTCGTCGAAGAGCCGCCGCCGGAACCAAACAACACCAGGGGGCGGCAGTAATGAAAAAGGACATCAGCAAGCAACCGCAATATCTGCGGGCATCGGTCGCCCGCGGTGCGGAATCTGTCGACCGATCCGGTGGCACGTTCGGGGCCGGCGTGATTCGCGGCGTATCGGTGATCACACGCGGCGAAGCGTTGGGTCACGAGATGTGGATCGACCAGGACTTTCTGTCAGACGTGACGGCGGCAATCAATGGCAGCGAAGCTGCATCGGGCGGAATCAAAGCACGATTCACTCATCCGGGGCTATCCTCGGACGGCATCGCGTCGAAGCTCGGAAGAATCACAGACGCGAAAACTATCGGCGATCGCGTTGTTGCCGATCTGAACTTCGCGGAGTTTGCGACGAAAACGCCTGACGGTGATCTGGCCGACTACGTGATGAGTCTGGCGGAAGAAGATCCGGAATCGTTCGGGCTGTCGATTGTTTTCGAATTCGATCAGCAGGCAATGAACGAACACGAAACAGAAAACACCAGCGGCAAGCCGGCACGGTTTATCAGTCCGGACGAAGACAACCTAAACAACTTTCAGCACGCGAGACTGACGCGGCTGCGAGCGGGTGACGTGGTCGATGAACCGGCTGCGAATCCGAACGGACTGTTTCACCGGGAACAGGAAATCGCACAGGAGGCGGATAGCCTCATTGAATACGCACTCGGCCTATCTGGCGAGAAACCGGAGTGTGCTTGTTTGAGCGTTGACGCTGACCGCGTATCTGCGGCGGTGACTCGCTTTCTTTCTCGCCACGATTTAACCCTAGTCACGAAAGGTGACGAAATGCCGAAAGATAACACGCCGGTTGAGACACCGGCAGAAGAACCACAGTTGAGCGCGGCGGACGTTCGCGAGGAATTCGCGGCGGAACTGTCACGATTTACGGAAGCGTTTGGTGCAACCAGTGCGGCTGAATGGGTCGCTGAGGGGCTGTCCTTCAGTGACGCTCAATCACGCCACATCGGCGGACTCAACGCAAAGATCGACGCTCTACAGGCGAAGGTCGGCGAACTTCAAGAAACGCTGAACAGCATCGACACCGGCGAATCTGAGCCGGCGGAATATGGCGAAGGCAACGATTCGCCACAGCCGAAGCGGGGCGGACTGAGCAGCAAAATCAGAATCTCTGGTCGCAGTTACGAAGAAAACTAACACAGGCAACGCCTGACAACCCACAAAGGAACTGAACTCATGGCTAACGATCTTTTGACGGTGGCGGATTTCGTCGCCGACGCTCTCGATGTGGATGACACCACGACCAGCGAAGTCTTGAACGCTTCGCCGCTGGTGGCACGTCTTCCGATTTCCGACACGTCCGACGGTTCGGAAACTCACAAGTACAACACCTACACCGGCGCACCCGTAGTCGGATTTCGAGCGGCGAACGGATCGAGGGATTACGATCACTCGATAGATAGTGTTGTGTCTGCGACCTGTACGATTCTCGACTTCTCATGGCGTGTTGATTACGCCGTGGCGAATGCGTGGCGGAGGGGTCCGGAGGACTTGATCGCACGCGAAGGCGTCCGGCATCTGAACGCGGCGTTGTTCGCTCTTGAACAGCAGGTCATCTACGGCGTAACCAGTCCCGGTGATTCTGCCGGTTTCGTCGGGTTGCTCGGTTCGTCGAATCTTGACGCACTGGCTGACGATATGGTGATTGGTGCGGGCGGCACAACCGCGTCACAGCAATCCAGCCTGTACGCGATTAAGACCGGCGACAATGACGTAAAGCTCGTCACTCCAATGGCACAGGGCGTCACACTGGGTGACGCTATCGTTCAGGAGTCTTCCGACTCTTATCCTGTCTATTACATTCCTGCGAGCATGTATATCGGGCTTCAGCTAGGCGGAAAGTACAGTGCAGGACGAATCGCAAATCTGAGCGTGACGACCGACACGAAACCGCTGACGGATGATCTGGTCAGCGACGTGCTGGCAGCGTTTCCGTCGGGCGGCGGTCCGGACTTTATGGTGACGAACCGGACGATGCTGAAAGAACTTCAGCAAGGCCGAACGGCAACCAATCCGACCGGTGCACCGGCACCGTTTCCGCAATCGGCGTTCAACGTGCCGCTGTTCACTTCGGACGCGATCACGATCACCGAAGCGGTGGAAACGTAAACGATGACGCTGTCCGCACATGAGCGAGCGTTGAAAGTAGGAATGCGGGCATCCCGGCACATCGCCGGGGCGTCCGTCACCTACGCGCGAGCGTCAACCAGTATCACGATTTCCAAAGCGATACAGGGTGAACTGCGGTACGGCACAATCGGGAACGCGGGTGCAGAGGTTGTCGTCGAGTTGGTCGACTGGTTGATTGACGCTACGGCGTTGACGCTCGGAGAACCAGCGATAGGCGACACAATCGCACGGGTGATAGACGGAACGACTCACACGTACACCGTCGAGAACATGGACATGGGTTTGAGTCACTGGGACTGGTCCGACACGGGCCGGACTCAGTACAGAATCAGAACACGGGCGGACGGTGCGACGGCTTATACGGTCGTCAAGCCGAACGGGTTTGATCTGTCAGGGACTGAAATGCGATATGAGTGAATTCCTGACGGGTGACAAGGCACTTGACCGGGCACTGAAGGAGATCGGCGGCAAGGTCGCACAGAAGGCTATCGCGTCCGGTGTCCGTGCCGGACTCGGTGAGATGCGGAAGGCGATGAGGGCGGCAACGCCGAATTCGTCAGCGAAAAAAACGATAGCGGCACGATTTAAGCGGCGGAAGAAATTCGGCACAACCGAGGCGAAAGTCGGGGCCGGTGTCGGAAAGCATAAAGGCGGAAAAGGCGGCACCAATGGCGGTGTCGGAATCAGCAAACAGAATGCCCACTGGTATTTCATGGGTACGAAATCGCGAGTGACGGACAAAACCGGAGCGAGTCGCGGAGTTATGCCCGCAGTGGATGCAATTAGGATCGGGGCGGGCGTATCCGGTGCGTCGGCACTTCTGAAACTACAAAACAAAACACGGCAGGTTCTTGAAAAAGAAGCCGCCAAACTCGGGCGACGATAACCACAAAAGGAGAAACCATGCCGACAATATCAAAGGGCAGCGTACTGAAAATCGACGTTGCAACCGTCCTCACTGCGGTATCTGAGGTGATCAGCATCGATCACGACGGAGCGGAATCCGAGACGTTCAAATACTCGACGCTGGATCAGTCAGGGGCTGGTCACCTGTATCTTGGAAATGGATACAGTGAGCCGGGCAACGTGAACACTGAATTGTTCTGGCTGCCAGCGAACGCCGGACATCAGCAAGTGACCGACAGTCTTACCACACCAGCGACAACGGCAGCGAATCAACTCGACGGCGAAATCACATTCGCTGATTCAGCGTCAACAACGATGCCGTTCAAGATTGCGGGGTTCAGCTTCGGCGTTTCAATCGCGATGGATGACGGCGTAAAATCATCGGTCGGGATGAAGCTGACCGGACTGCCGACCTACGCGACGTAAGGCAAACCATGAAGTCTAAACTTAGCCGAACAATGAAGGCAACCAGCCGTACAGATCCGGAACAGGTGCAGGTTTCCGCATGTGGTCGCTATCGGATCGTCAACGCGGGAACGGTCATTGATCATCCCGATGCGTACCGTTTGTGCATGATGGGCGTGGCGAAACCGGCCGACGATGAATGCCTGGAACGGCTGGCCGCTGAGGGATGGGGACCGGATGTCTTCAACGAGAAATGGCAGGCGGCATCATTGCAAATGAAGGAATGGGAACAGGGAATCAGGGATGCGAACACCAACATACCGACACCACAGAAAGAACTGAATGACTCGCGAGATTCTGACAGCGGAAGCGTTCTTCACGATCGCCAAACGTCCGAAGACTGACGTTCCATTTCCGGAGTCTGGCAACGGTGCTGTGATTCCTGTCTGGGGCATGACGCCAACGGAACGCACGCGGTTTGAGACGCAGTTCCAGAAGGAAGCGAAAGGCACGAATCGTGACGAGCTCCTGCTCGAATTCAGAGAACGCCTGGTGGCAGAGTGCTGCCGGAATGATGACGGGTCGCGGATCTTTACAGGCGAAGCGGTTCGGCGTCTCGGAGCGTCACACGGTGGACTCGTTGAGCGGCTGTTCAACACAGCCAGCAAGTCGTCAGGCATCACGGACACAGACGCAGAGGAAGCGGTAAAAAACTCAGAAGAGACAGTAGCCGACAGTTAATGTTGATGCTGTCGCTCGGGACTCCATACGTTGTCAATCCATCCGGCATGGTTGACGCGATGGGCCACGAACAGTGGGCGGAATGGCAGGCGTTCGATCAGATTTACCCGGTGGCACACACTCAAAGAATGATCGGATTGATCGCTCAAATGCTCGCGACTCACAAAGATTCTGACATCTCTGACGTAACGATGCCGTGGAACCGGCAGGACGCGCCAGAGACCGCTGCGGACCGTGACGCAGCAACCGCCGCCGTTATGTCTGCCGCTCCGTCTGCACTGTCACAGGGAGTGACAACCAGCACAGCAGAGGAGTACATTCTCTGATGGCATCAATCGGAAATCTGGTCGTTAATCTGACTGCAAAGACGGATAAATTCCGCAAGGGGATGGCCAGCGCACAGCAGACCGTGAACAAAATGGCCGCAGCTACTGTTGCGCTCGGTGCCGTCGCCACGGCCAGGCTCGCCGCTGTCGGGGATCTGTTCGATAAGATGGCATTGCGAACAGGCGTGACCGTGGAGGAATTGTCGCGGTTCAAATTCGCCGCCGAACAGTCCGGAGCCAGTATTCAGGTGATGGAAAAAGGACTGAAGACGATGTCGGTCCTGATGCTGAATAGCGAACGCGGAATGTCTACTGCTGTTGACACGATGAACGATTTGGGAATATCGGCGGCACAACTGGCGGGAAAAACGCAGACCGCAAGATTCGGAATCTTCGCCGATGCAATCGGCAAGATTCAGGACCCGGCACGGCGAACCGCACAGGCCGTGGCTGTCTTCGGTCGGGCCGGTGCTGAATTGCTTCCGCTCATTCTCGGTGGGGCGGATGCAATGCGGCAGTTTGCGGCGGAATCGGACGCACTGGGAAACACAGTCAGCAGGACCGAGGCAACGGTCGGGGCGAATCTCACGGACTCATTCAACCGATTCAAAGTGGCCGTTGACGGAGCGTTCCGAAAGATTGCTTTGCAATTCGGGCCAGCCTTAGTCAAGGTCGTCGACAAGATCGCTCACGGCATCGCGGGCGTTTCCAGGTTCGAGAAAGATATCGTGATTCTCGGCGGTGCCGTCATTGCTGCGGCAATCGCGATGAGGGGTGTAACGCTGGCGACACAGGCCTACACGAAAGCCGTTGCGATTGCACAGGCCCTGTCAGGTCCGGCGGGCTGGAAGACCCTTGCAATTGGCGTGATCGCTGCCACTGCGGCAACCGTCGCCCTTAATGAGGCGTTCAAGGATACGGGGGATTCACTAACGGAAGCGAGTGTAGCGACGGGCAATGGCGTAGACGCTATGGCCGCGTTGGAATCTTCCGCTGACGGGGCATCAGGTGCCATCTCAGAACTCGCGGCACTGGCTACTCAATTCCAGAACAGCATGCAATCGCTGGAATCACCAGTCAATGCTGTGTCACGGCAGGTCGCCGAATTCCGCGAACAACTCGAAGCCGCACAGACCGGAATCGTATGGGACCGGCACCCATTAGTTGAGGCTATGCGAGAGAAGGAATCCGGATTCACGACGATGCTGTCGAATCTTCAAAACGAACTGAAGATTCTACGGGGCGAGGCGACGGAAACCGGAATCAAGCTCGCACAGATGGCCGAGATGGGTGTCGATCCTGCACAGATTGAGAAGCTCCGAAAGCTATTCGCAGAACGCGACGCTATTCTGGCGAAAAGCAAGGCCGCAGATGAATGGCGGAATAGCATAGGCAAGGGTGCGGGAGTGATCGCAGGAGACACGGCAGTGTCAACGCAGGTCCGAAAAGATGGGTTGACCCCGTCGCACCAGAGAGGGACTACGGAAGCGCTGACCGCAATTATGCGGAGCGTGAGACCGGGCGGCAAAACCGCCGAGGTTGCAGTCATGGAGAAGGTGGAGAAAGCTACGAATCACCAATCTGAGATATTACAAAAGGGCTTTGATAAAATAACGGCAGAGAAGGAAAACATGGCAGTGCAGGGGGCGATCGCATGACCGTCACCTATCAGGGAATCAAGGCCGAAGGGCGGACCGCGTCAAACGATGCCGGTGTCCGATCATATTCGCAGACGTACATTCTGACATCCGATGCGAAAACAGATACAGCGTCAGACGTGGGCAATAATTCGCAACTGCCGTCGATCGGATCGGCACACGCGACGGACGCGATGGCGTACTGTCATAGCCTGTCTGTTAATTGCGTCAGCGGATATACCGGGTGGGAAGTTACTGCCACATGGACGACACTAAACAGCATCCAGGGCGAGACGGGACTCAACGAAGATCCAGAGCAGGATCGGCATGTGATAACGTGGAACGGTTCGACACAGAACGTCAGTATCTATAAAGACCGCGACGGAAAAGGTATTTTGAATTCCGCCGGCGATCCGTTATTAGATGTCATGGATACGAATCTGCTGGGCGTGACGGTTGCCAGCAACGTGACCGCCGTGCCGTCTTGGATTCTTAGTTACAGAAACAGCATCAACAACGCGGCGATAAATGTTGGCGGACTTGCTATCGCCGCGGGCGTGGCTCGCTTGGTGTTTCCTGGTGGATACATCTCAGCGGCGAAGACTCGCGGCGATCACACGTACTACACGTTTTCCTATGAGCTAATTTTCGACGAGCAGGAAAGCCACGAAGGGCAGTTGCTCGATCAGGGATACAATGAGCGGTTCACGGACATCAACACTACAAACGGACTGCGACCAATCACCACAGAGGAAGGCACGGTAGTCACGGAGCCTGCACTGCTTGACGGCAACGGGCAGCGACTTACAAACCCCACAACAGCGACCGCTCAATACGTCACTGTGAATAAATATCATCAGAAGGATTTCAGCGTCCTGCCGGGCGTCACCGCACAATAAAGGATTGAAACAATGGCCGATGAAATAACGATCAAGCCCTACTTGAAACTACTGAAGGGCAATCACGCTGAAACTATCGCTCCGGCTGCGTTTACCGTGGACCAAGCAGGTATCGGTTCATGGAAATCCGTTCAGGACATCGGCACCAGCGAGGAAAGTATCACGTCATTCGGTGACGTTGGCACGGAGGGCTGGTGCTACATGCGAAACCTGGACACAACGAATTACGTACAGTGGGGACCGGCGACGACCGTGTACGTCGGCAGGCTGGAAGCAGGTGAGACGGCGCAATTCCGCATGGAACCAGGGGCGAGCCTATTTCTGAAAGCCAATACGGCATCATGCAGCGTCGAAATCTTCGTAGCTGAGGATTGATTATGCCGGGCGTAATTCCTTCCGCTGAATTCAACGCGCAACTCGTCAAGACTGTGCGGGCGGAACTTCAGCGGGTCAGCCATGAGACACCAACGGGTATACCGTCGCGGCATGTCCGCACGTCTCGCCATGTTGGGTTTCTAACGTCGGCGATTGCTGCCGCTACTGATCCGCGTCTGGCATGGGAATTCCAGCCAACAGGCACCATGAACATCTGGCAGAATGACGCGGGCGGTGCGCTGGCCGACACGTCCGAAGAACTCACCGTCCACAGCAAGCGAGATTCCGCATTCGTAGCGGACACATACGTTGAAGTGGAATATAAGGCGGGCGTCTGGCAGTTGATCGACGCAAACTGCGGAGCGACAACGCTATGACGATGATGGCGAATCGCTGCTGCCAGTGCGGTTGCGTTCCGGTCAACTTCAAGCAGTTCGGCTTCAGTGATGGCACGCTAAACTGGCAAGCGTTTTTGTACAGTCCAGTGATTGCCACGAACGGCGACGTATACGCCGTGAACTACGATGCTGAAATCCAGGCCACTGAAACAACGGGCAACTTCTTCGGTGCCGTGAAGACTTTGACGCTGCCAGTGCCGAGCCTCAACGGTGATAGCTATTGGCGGACGTATTCCGTCGACCGCTACGACTCGGACGGCGTGCATCAAGGCAATTCAGGCCAGTTCGATTATGTGCAAATGGGGACATATGCCCCAGACTGGCCGTTGAGGCAGTCGACGCTGAACTTGGCGGGAGAGGCATTCGGTTACGCTGGCACAAATCGCGGCATGATTCCAGCGGGTCGCGCGGTGAACGGCGACGGGCTGATGTGCTTTACGGCGGGCGTGCCGACGCTTTCGTGCTTGACGGAAGGTGCTCACGCTGGAACTGGCACGGTCACCTATCATTTGCCGTTTACTCGCGTTCGGGGCGGCACGCTGGAACTGACGATGGACTCCGAAGGGACGGCATCAGCACACAGTGCGGCGACGTTCGACGTATACGATTCCGCCGCTACGGTTCAGGGCGACATCGTGACGGCGTTCGGGTCAAATGCCACATCCGTAACCGTCACCGGGACTTCGATTGGCGAGACTGGATTGACGGTAGTGATAGTGTGGGATGACGCACAGCACTACCTGAAAACTTACAAGATATCATCGGCGGTCCGTCTTGGTTCTCTCTACACCAGAAGCCTGAGAGACGCAAAAGCGAAAGGTTATCACGACAACACAAAGTACAGCTCGTCGTATCTGAATCCCGGATTCTGGCAGGACAACGGCGACTTGTTCCGCGTTTCCGCTTCCACGTCTGACGCAACCGTAACCGTAGTGGAATCTATCGAAGGAGTGTCAGGCAGTCCGCCGGAGGCAATGTCTGTCGTATGGACTGACAGTCCGCTCGCATCTAAGACGCCGATCAATCCTGCCGAGACCAGCGTTTTTGTCAGCGAATACGGAACGGGCGGCGGCATCTGCGGAATGTCTTTTTTTCTGACATCAGGAATCGCCGGCGGATCGGATCGGATGAGCGTTCTGACCTGGAACGACGACGGGACTGGCATCGAAGACTACGCCAACAGCGGGAATCACTGGACCGGCGATGATCCACGG